GCTCTCGCTTGCCTTGGAATCCAGCAATGCAGTTGCTGGTGAAGTGGGCAAGGATATGGCGAGCTAGGCCTAGGTAGGGTGTGGGGGCCTGCGGTGCAAGAGCTGTCGAGGCGTGTACCGCAAGTCTGTATGCGCTGAGGCGACGGTTGCGAACGAAGGACTCAAAGACAGAGAAGGCTATTCCAGACACCATGAGGCTCAAAGCCAGATGTGTGGAGGTGAGCCACTTTCCGTCAGATGGGTTATCGAACACTGCAGGGTTGGGTACGTCTTCAATCATCTTGAGTGGAACCTCGTTGGGACCGTAATACTTGGTTGGATTTGAGACATACTCTATGTTCTGCATCTCACGCGCCTGACTCCAGGGCACGTTTCGCGACACAGTAAAGGGAGTTCCCTTGATACAATGGAAGAGCATTTTGCCGCAGGTTGCCGCACACTGTAGTGCGGGCAGACAGAACGGAGCGTACCGTGCATGAAGGAAATAACCAAGGCCCGTAACGGCCGTGGATTCCAGAGTAGCAGTTGCTAGTCCGAACCAAGGTGCCAGCTGGCTGGGTGTGCCAGACCCGATGGGTCTGCTCTCAAGGTACTCGACACGCTCGAAAAGAGGCCTGTAGCCGATGCGCACCCACTGGAGATAGTCGCAGAAATTGAGGTTAAGCCCGACGCTGCCAGTGTTGGCGGCTTCGAGGGCTGTATAGTACCGTCTGCTCAAGAGTTCTCGTTGAACCCTGTTGTAGATTGACTGAACGATGTCAGCCACGTTGACGCCTAGTTTGTAGGCTTCTTCCTTGCGTACGATGTTGATGGCGGAGAGGCAGGTTGTCCTGAATTGCTTCCTACAATTGAGGTCCGCATTGAGCAGACGCCCCCTGATTTTGTCTTCAACGTTGGCGTGGAGGAGAGCTATCTTCTTAAGCTGGGATTTCTTGACCTTCTTCTGCTTGACAGGAGGTCCAAAGAGTTGGAGTTTGACGTTTTTGAATATTCTGATGGGAAGGCCAAGGAAGCCAGAGAGTGCTGGGGGATCAGGGGCAGTTGGACTGCCGCTGTCGTCTGAGCTATCACTGGTGTCGTCAGTGTCTGAGGTGTCTCCCGGGCTACTATCATCATCGCTGTCATCATCGTCGTCGCTATCGCTATCTGAAGATTCACTACTACTACTGTTACTGTCACTGTCATCGCTAGTCGCGCTGTCCGAGGAAGTGTCAGTGTCGTCACTACTACTACTAATGGGAGAGCCCTCGTTCTCCTTTTTACTTAGTTTGCCTTTGGGAGATGGTGTTGGATCATCAGAGTGCAGGAACTTGCACTTGTGACCAAATTTACAAGACTTAGTGTTCTTGTAGTTCCAACATATCTCTTTGGAA